ATTGGATATCCTGCGTGACTCTCTAGGCCTACGGTTTGGCATTCCTCAGCTTTGGGAAGCGATTCCCTTTAGCTTTGTCGTCGACTGGTTTTTTCGTGTCGGCGATTGGACTGAGCGGAGCTTTCAAAAGCCCCTCTTTCCAGTTAAGCTAACCGTAACGGACTATTGTGTGTCCTACAAGTGTCAAATTGACACAAGTGGGGTGGTCGAGCTTTCAAATGCTCGATTAGGACCTGCGCCTGCATACTGCGACGTAGGAACGCACTCACACAAAAAGTACGTGCGTGAACGACAACTACCTAGTTCCGGAGCAACCTTCATTAATTCCGGCCATTACGGCCAAAACCAGCTGGCGCTCTCAGCATCGCTACTGACCTCTCTCTCCTTCGGGAGAAGACGCCGGAAGTAAATGCTGTTAGTGTTCGCACTAACGGAGGTATCACCAATGGCAACAGACCCGACAGTAATCAACGATGGAACGGCAGATAAGTCCTACAACCTGATGTCGCTCACTGAAAGTGAAGCGATTTATCGGGACGCAGCGACCGACCTTGTCGAACCAAACACCCTTCGCATATCGCACCAGTTAGCTAAGAATAGCTCTGGCATCGATAGACACTTGGTCTCTTTTGGTTTTACCAAGAAAGACACTGATGACCTGGAGACTCCCTACACAGGGACAATCCATGTTGTCGTTGCTGCACCGCGTAAAGCGGTACCTGAAGCGGACCTTCTGAAGGAATGGATAAAACTCCATACCTACGTTACGGCCAACTTCGCAGCCTTGTACGATGGGTTTATGCCCTAAATTCTGGGCTCGTCGCGTACGCCCATGGAAATACCATGGGTCTACGCACGATTACTGTATTTTAGATGCAGTCGGGTCAGACCACCAACTCCATTGGTGACCCCTGGATGGGAGTCACTATGAAAGTCGATGACCTGAAAAGCCAGGAGAGCTTAATGCTAAACCTCATCAGAGGCTTGCTCAAAGATCTTGGCATTCAACACTCTGTTTCAGAAAAAGAGACAGACCGTGACGCTGAAGTCATCAGTTGTCGAACTCAGGCTGAAGGTCTGAGTTTCCTTACGAAAACTCTACCTAAATTTGGCAAA